GCAGTCCGCGAGGGTCGTCGCAAGGACATTGACCAGTTGAGGTACGACAAGCCCAAGATCATGGAGCGTTTTACGAAGGAACTTGCAGAACTCAACAGGAAGCAGGGCAAGACTAAGAGGGATCTCGACAAGATTCAGCAGCTTGAGAATCAGATCAAGTCGCTGGGGGAAAGAGTTCCCTCAAGGAAGCCGGTTGCTCCCAAGGGTCGTCCGTCGGGAACTTCGACTCCGCCCCTGCCCGAGGTCGTGCAGCCCAGCGTTACGCCGGGCGAACGTGACGAGCGTGCCTTTACGGGTGGCAAGATGGTCAAGGGTGTCGAGCAACAGCGTGGCCGCAAGCAGTCCGAGCCCGTGAAGCGCGCGATGAGCGGCAAGCGCAGAAAGCTCAAGAGAGCGCAAAAGTCCGGATACGTGCAGAAAAGGGAAGACGAAGAGATGCTTAGCCGACGCGATCTTTCCGGGCTGCTCGAGGGGCTGCCGGCATGACGCCCAGGAGCCTGGCACAGAAGAAGGACGAGATGGTCGATGAGACCGTCATGTCGTTCTTCTGCCCCACCCGCCTGGGTACGGCGATCCGGGCGACCGAGTGGGATGTTGCGGAGGAGATGGAGCGTCTGGTAGACATCGCACGTAACGGAAGCGGCAAGGTTTCCATCGACGCCATGAAGCGCATCAGGGAGATCGTGCGCGAGGTGGCAGAACTCAACGGAATGATCACTACGACTGCGGCAACGCAGACCGTCACGGAAACAAACGGCGATGGGAAGACAATCACGCAATCGGCATCACGACTCGTCTCAAGCCTCAGGAGGGCCCCAAGTGCAATCACAGAAGACTCAACCGGAAGAATCGCAGCTACCTACCTGCCATCTCGCGGACCTGGATCCGCTGCTCAGTAAGGCGTTTGCTCACATCGCGGCAATGGACGGGATGCAGGCTGCTCGAGGCGGAGCACCGATTCTGTTCTCGTTGGGCATCATTGACCCCGTCACCTGGTGGGGCGAACCGTCTGAGCTCGGCAACGCGATCATCGAGCGCATCAAGATGAACAACCACGTGTTCCATCAGCGCTGGGTTGATGCGGCTACCGAGATTGTCTCGGTCAGTCCTGCCGCACACGAGCCTGCGTTCCTTGCCGCGTGCATCCTCCGTATGGCCGCCACCGAGCTGGTTGCGGTCAAGGGGATGCAGCGCAAGATGGTGGGTCTGTGAACCCGGTTGCCATCGACCTGCCTGCGCAGGGCAACGGCATGTGGCCGCTGCCTGCCGACTACCTCACGCTTACGCCCGAGGGCCAGCGCCTCGCGCGCGTGAACGCGTGCTCGCAGTGGCTTGTCCCCACCAACGATCCTGGCCTGAAAGCCACGCGTTTTGCGGGGAGCGTCAACTTCTTCGACAACTGGTACCTCCACCCCGATTGGGAGGAGGACTTCAACCCGTACTTCTACGACGACGATCCGGTCGAGCCGCCGGCCGGACACTTCGCAATCTATCGGATGTGGGCAATGGCTCCGCGTTCGGTGGCCATCGCGCCCCGCGGATTCGCAAAGAGCAATTGCTTCCGCAAGACCGCGCTGCTCCAGATGCTCTCGCGTCCGGCGTTCTCGTTCATCTATGCGACGAGCAGCATCGACAACGCGGAACAGACGTCGCAAATCCTGAAGACGCAGTTCATTGCCAACAAGCGCATTGCGGACGACTTCTCGCCGGAGTTCCCTGACGGACGCATCACGCCCAAGCGAGGCGAGGCATCCTTCGGCGTCGAGCTCATGTACCTGGCGAACGGCTCGTGGTTCCGCGCCATCAGCGCAGAGAGCCGCCAGCGTGGTGGTCGCCCGCGCGTGTACGCGCTTGATGACCCGGAGTATGACCCGAAGGCATCGACCAGCATGTCGATCCTGCGGTCGTACATGGAGCGGCTGCTGTTCAAGGTCGTGATGCCGATGGTCACCCGCCGCGATACGAGCGTGCGGTGGCTGGCTACGTTCGTAAGCCGGCGGCACTATGCGTGGCACGCGATGATGACCGAGCTGCTTGCGGACGGAAGCCGGGTCGCGAAGGACCCGCGTTTCGACCAGTGGGCGCGCCTGATCCTGAAGGCCGAGTACACGGACGAGGGGGGGAAGCCCCAGAGCACGTGGCCGTCCATGTGGCCGGTGGACCGGAAGACCCGCGATGCCAACGAGAAGCTGAAGGGCCTGATCACCCTGGAGGACATCCGGGAGATGATCGGCAGCCACAACTACATGGCCGAGTACCTGGCCCAGCCGGGCGAGAGCGAGGAGGCCTACTTCGGGGACGTGACCCAGGAGCGACATGGGTGGTGGCTCGAGCAGCCGGACACCGACAGCGACGTTGACCCCTACGCCTCGAAGTCCACCGTGTGCTGGCGGAACAAGTCCGGCGAGACCGAACGGATGGATCTGCCGGAGTTCCTGACCAACCGGGTCAAGCTGTTTGCCACGGTCGACACCTCGTACACGGCGACCACGGACTCGGACTTTAAGGTCTGTACGATCATGGGGTACGACCCGGTTGAGGCGGTCTTGTTCGTGCTGGACACCTGGGGAGGCCAGTGCCGGGAGCCCGTCCTGATTGAGCACGCGTTTCGGCTGGCAATGAAATGGCGGGTTCCCTCGATCCACGTCGAGGTGGTCCGGCAGTCTTTCAGCCTGTACGCGGCCATGGAATCCATGGTCAGGCAGCGGGCGGACCAGATCACGGGCATGACCCCGCCCAAGGTCGTGAAGCTGAACCCCGGCGTCATGGACAAGACCTCGAAGATCAGCGCCCTGAACTACCGGTTCGAGCACGGGCTGATCAAGCTCCCCACCTGGCGGCGCGGTCTGATGCCCTGGCGTCACCTGTTTGAGCAGATCGAGCAGTTCAACCCGGATGCCGAGAATGGCGGCCTGGCGCACGACGACTTCATCGACACCGTGGCCATGAGCATGTTTGTGGTCCGGGGACGCATGGAACGGTCGGCCGTCCAGCAGGTTGACGACGACCGGCTGGTGGTGGACAACCCCCTCGAGGAGATCGGGGACGGCAATTATGTGGACAAGAAGTACGGAGTGAACATTGCGGATGCAATGAATTTCAATAACATCTCGGTTGAGGACGCCCTCCGTATCATGAGGGATCCCGAGCCCAGGAGCGGAGGTTCCCGTGTCTGACCAGATGATCTATGAAGCGCCTCGCCCGAATCCGGGCCAGATGACCGTAACGATTCCGCTTTCGTACTTCAACATGCTGGTGGAGTCGTACTACATGGGTCGGCGGGAGCCGCAGGTCCAGCAGGTGCCGGTGCAGCCCCGTGAGGATGCGCCGTTCGTGAACAGCAACTTCAATGGCGTCGACCTTCTGGAGGACATGCCTCCAGGATGGGCGCGCGTGAGGAAGAAGCCCGATGGCAAGTGACGGCGTCAACCTCCCGAAGGACCCGAAGAACCTCGGCAAGATCATCGACGCGCACGTGTCGCGTGAGATGCTCAAGCTGACGTACCGCCGCACGCTCTGGCTGCTGGCGTGGTACTACCTCAACGGCTTCCGCCGGTTCGACATCTTCGACCCGCGCACGGGACGCATCACGCCGCACTACCTCGACGAGGAAGGGAACATGGAGTTCCAGTCCACCGAGCTGCTGTCGGTGGTTGACAAGACGACTGCTCGCCTCAACACTATGGATCTGCGCCCCCGTGCGTTGAGGCAGGGATTCAGTCTTGCAGGACTTCGCGAACGATCTGTGGCACAGCTGGTTGCCGACGCTGTGGTCTCTGACCAGCAGCTGGTGGGGGTCCAGCGCGACTTCAACTATCTGTTCGCGCTTCTTGGCTCTTGCGGCATCACTGGTCATATTGTGGATAGCCCGACGGTGGGACTCACGGCAGACCTCGAGGTGATTCACCCCAAGGAACTGATGCCGTTCCCGTCGCTCGGCCACGACCACACGAAGGTGCGCGGTCTCGTGCGCCAGCGACTCGTGCCGCTGAACTTCCTCAAGGAGAAGTACGGCAGCCGCAAGATCGACCAGAACATCGAGGAGATGAACGTCTGGCGTTGGCAGTACGGCCACCAGATGGAGGAGTCGCAGGACGCTCCGTGGAACGGCACGGGCTACTTCGTCTCGACGATGGCGAACGGCGGCATCAAGGGCAACGACGAGGACGAGGACACGCAGCAGGTCTGCAAGGTGCGCGAGACGTGGATCCACGGACCCCGCGGCACCGTCAGCCGCTACATCGTCTCGAGCGGCGACGTCGTCATCGACGACCAGGATCTGTCGAAGGTCGAGGCGTACTGCCCGGTCGGTTTCGCGCGGTTCATGGACAACGGCACGTTCCACGGTGCCGGCCTGTTCGACCTGATGTTCGGCATCGTGCGCGAGATGGAGCGTCTGATGAAGTCGCTCTTCAACAACATTCGCACGATGGACCGCTACGGCGTGGTGCTGCTGCCGCAGGGCACGATCAACGAGCGAGCCGCGATGCGCGAGGTCGGTCACGGTCTGCGCTACCTGTCGTACACGAAGGACGCGCTGATGGGCGACGAGTTCCGCCCGATGGTGATCCAGCCGTTCAATGCAGGCGAGGTGCCCGGCAAGGTCGCGCAGTTTGCGAAGAGCGTTGCTGACGGGCTCAGCCCGGTACAGGATCTGCTTGCGGAGAAGGGTCGGGTGGACAGCGCGAGCGGTCTGCAGTTCCTTGATGAGCAGATCAACAAGGCGATGACCAATCCCACCAGCGGTGTGCAGACTGCGTTTGGCACGATGTATCGGTCGGTAGTGGCGAAGGCTGCGGGCCAGATGCTCGTGTCCCGGCGTGCGCTGCCGGTCAACAAGCTGACGACCGAGCTGGCGGGCGCGGTCATTGACCCCGACAACGGCACGGTCTCGTTCGAGCAGAACCCGCTTCCGAACTTCTCGCAGATCGCCTTCACCGTGCGGGACACCGCGCCGAAGAGCGAGGTCGTGCGGAAGCAGGAGGCGATGGGAATGCTGTCGGCGGGTATGACCGATCCGGACGGCGTGAAGCTCTTCATGATGAAGGAGGGCATCGACGTCGCCATGTGGATGGAGGAGGAGAAGAGCGCGTACGAGAGCGTTGTCCGGAACATCCTGCTCCTCTTTGGGGACGGGACCACGACGCAGCAGATCGTGCTCACACCGCACACGTCGCGCCCGGACATCCAGATCAGGGTGCTGAGCGCGTTCATGTCGAATCCGATCATGGGCGTGGCAAGCCCGG